AATGAGGGTACCCGCTGCCACAGCATAAGTACCGGCTGCGTTGATTATCTGACAGCCACCGGCTCCTGAAAGTTTACCTAATTCGTTCATATCATTAATTTTAGAATGTTATCAATCTTTTGTTCGGTGGTTTGCAGTCGTAATAGGGGTAGTTCCCTATGTTCGCCTCGATGTACTGCTTGCAGTCCTCCCAGTATTGCATAGCCGTTTCACGCGCCATGTTCTGAAGGTTCTTTTTATCCCCCTGACTGGCAGGCTGGCTGTCCTCATTTGACTTTACAACCATGCCGGTGAAGGTATCCTCAATATTGTCGGTGATGTAATTGGCAAAAAGGAGGTGTGCAAGCACGTGTTTCAGGCCGTCAAAGGTGAATGTCCTGCCGTTATAGGTGTACGAATCACCGTCTAAAAGGGTAGCATTGGCGGTTGATGTGGGATTCTGAATGAGGTCCTGGTACATATCAAAGCCCAACAGCGGCCTCAAATCCTTCTGCTGCGTCAGTTCTGCAAGTGCATTGAACTTGCGGGCAAGGTTATTGGCCGAGATTGGCCGGATAGCTGTCTGCTCAGCTTGTGACCACAGGATTGTCATGGCTGCGGGGGTGTTGGTGTGGTTTCTTTTGGTGTGCCGAGCATCTTCTCCGCTGTCTCGGTAGCTATGCCGAAGATCTCTTCAATGATTGCAATGGCAGCTGCCCTGTCAGTAAAGCCTTCGCTGACGGACTTCTGAAGGTCAAGCAGTGCCTGTACGCCTCCGACTGACCCCTTGAGCATTGCCTGTGCCTGACGTTTTGCAGCAAGTGCAGGATCTTCATTTGCCACCTCACCCTTAGTGAAGGTCAGCTCTCTGATGTCCCAGTTACGCCCACGGAGAGAGGGGTCAATCCATGCCTTGAAGATTTCACTGAAGATCTGTGCAATGTGAAGCCTCGGCTCAATGGTCATTGAGTTGTAAAACTCAGCTGCTTCTTTCAGAGCCTCACCGGAAGTGCCGGATAATTTTCCTTCTTCATACTCAATGAGTATCTGAGGTATGGCATTAAAGGCTTTTCTGATTGCGTTCTGCGTGCTTTTCTCATAGCCCTCAAACATCTTGTCATTGATGTTCTGTTCCATCTTCTCAATCTTCACGTTCTCACCGTCGATCACAGCACCGGTAACCGAATCAAACGACCCTTCGAGTACCATGACAGAGTTCTCATGATCGCCCCCGGTAAACTGACGCATCTTCGCCACAAATTCCTGCGCCTCCACGTCCGAGTTAAATCTTGTATGGTGCATGATATACTTCAGGAAGAAGCCCCTCCTGAGTTCACCGTTTTTGAAGATTGCTATCTGCGCCTCGGTGTCAGCATCCCACTTCACAACGTCAGCCGGTGACTGCGGATACAGGTAGTCATCATCGTAGAACGAGTAGAACATCTGACCCTTCCACTTGGACCAATCGCCGTCACGCTTCACCTGTGCATCGATAGCAGCCTTGGTGGGATTCCAAACGTCAACAGGGATATACTTGCCCCGTTCAAGTTTCTGACCCCGCCACTTGTCCCAGTTGTTATAGACGACAACCCTGCCTGAGTAGTCGTTGCTGTCTGCTTCCCCTAACCGGCAGTACCGGAAAGGCTCTACACGGAAGGCCGAAGTGTTGTATCCGGTGAACTGCGCCCGGACATATACGCCATTGAAGTATGCAAATGACTTGGCTATTTTCCGCAGCAAGTCCAGTGCGGTGATTTCTTTCATGTTGTCCTTACCGATGACCACTTTGTTCAGTGTCTCATCAGCAAAGCCCTGACCCGACAGGAACCGGGCAAGCATTCCTGCTGCTGACTTGGCTGTTACAGATGAGTTGATAAGCCTCTCCATCCTTGACGGGTAGGCGTTGTCAACATCATATGAGATTATGCCGTCAACCTTGACAGGGGTAAGAATAAAGGGAGCAGGGAGGTCAACAAGTGTCAACCTCCTTGATCCTGACGAATGCTTATCGACTGCTCGACGTTCTGATACCTGGTCCATGCTTTTCGGATTTAGGTATCGTTATTTCTTCTTTCGGGGTGCCTTAACCTTCGGGGCTTCGGCTTCTTCATTGATAATGAAATTACCCGCAGCCTTTGGGAACTTGGCAAGGTACTCTTCCGCTATCTCGTCGGTTATGGTTGACGAGTTGTAAGCCTGACCGCTGTAAACGATCACCAGTCCCGGTTTAAGTTGATATTTCATTGTGTCAAGTTTTTTTTGTTTTTCGAGGCCTTCAAGTATGAGCCTCCGGTAATATGTCCGTACAGAACTGTCACAGACTGATACGAGCGAACCTCCGTAAAAGAGATTCCTGGTATAGCTCACCACCGCCTGCCGGAGAAGAGGGGTCTGTAAGACCTCATCTATCTCGTGGCAAAGCAGTTCGGCGAGGGGAATCATGACTCTGATTCAAGTGCAACAAGTGCGTTAAGTGAGGTGGCGTAATCATTAGTCCAGAAGATATATCTGCTGTGGCTTTCTTCTTCGCCATCACGGGTTGCAAACTCGTAGGTAGGTATGCCGTTATTGTCGTTGGCCCTGTAGCTCAATCCTGAAGGATGGAGGCCGGTTTCAAGCCCGAAGATCACAAAGCAACCTTCGGTTTTCTTTCCCTTCAGCTCGGCAACAATGACAATATCTGTCATGTCGTCCATTGCCTTCACTCCCGCGGCGCTGCGGTCATAAGGCTGGAAGGAGAAGTAATGCTTGAAAGCATTGGGCAAGTTGTCGGCAATAACAGCGTCAGCGCCAATGTTCGCTTCTTTCTTGACGGCCGTAACAGGGTAGGCCACCGTTGTCCCCGCCATTGCTATGGCAGTACATTTGGTTTCCGTTGATCCGTCCATCGTGAAGGTTGCGTCGGCCCGGTTGATCGCCCACATCTTCGGCTCAAGTCCGCCTGATGGCCTGTTGGTACAGGAGTTGGTGATCGATGCTGCTATTTTGGATGCACAAGCCATATTAGTTCGCTTTTATGATTCTGAACCTGATCCTGGTGAGCAGCATATCAGCGCCGCTTGCGCCGTCAAATGCGACCCGAATATATGGGTACATTAGACCCGGTATGTTACGAGTATAAGTGACGAGCTGGGCGGTTGACATAACGCTGTCTGCTACAGTGAATGTTTCTGTAAGTGCCGTAAACGAGTTGAGCGAGAACACTGTGTCTGCCGTTGTAACTCCCCATGTAACCGCAGATCCTACATCATAGAAGGTAGAGTTATCCCATGAGCCTTGCAGCTTGACGGTGATGTCTGCGCCTGTTCCGGCGCTGTCCGCCTCAACCTGTGCATTGACATGGTAGAAGTAGTCCTTATTGACATAGGCATTGACAAAAAGGTCAGTGTTTGCGTCGAGAGTGTCACCGGCAACACCTACATAAGTAGCAAAGTGCTGTGTGCTGCCGATTGTTAGATCCTGTGCCTGTGCTGTGAAAGCAAAAGCAAAGAGGGCGAGTATTACGAGTATCTTTTTCATTGTCTTGTCCTCCTTTCTTTAGTATGCTACAGCAATGAGTTCGCTCTGGAGTAGAACCGTGTCGAGGTAGAACGCTACGTCAACATAGTGGCTCTTCGTCACCTTGTCGTAGAAAGCATCCAGCGAGGTCATGCTGCCCTCGTCAGAGGTAGCGATAGGAATGTTCCCGATGGGTGTGAGAATTGCCCTGTGAGGATAGAGCAGGGTGTCGCCCTGATCGTTCCATTCACGGATGTTCTTGTCCCAGTCGTCACGGATGATGATCGGAATGCCCCTGTAGCGGAACTCCCTTTTGCCATCTTCTGCAACCTGAAGAGTGAAGCCGAGAGATTTGTCCTCAAGGTAATCTTCCCAGTTGTTGGTAAGCGAACGTGTCACCTGGTACACAAGACCTCCGACGGTGTGCGCCCTGCTGTCGATGTTGCTGTACAGGTAGCGGAACACGTTAGCGGCACGGCTCGGGTCGAGAGCCAGCTGTGCGGCCTCGGTTGCGAGAGCGTTCTCAGGGATAGTGTAACGAACAATGGTTGCGTCAGCGAAGATCTGCTGCCACAGACCGTTAATCATGGTCAGGAAATCAACGTCTTTCCCTGCGGTAATGTAACCACCGTTAGCTACGAGTTTTGCGTCCTTGTCGCCGAAGGAGCTGATGCGAAGGATAGCTTCATAAGCAGCATCGACGGTGCGGTCTGCGAGGAAAGCCATCATTGCGTTGTCAACCTCTTCCCAGGTCTTGTTAGCAATGCGTGACTTCTTCCACAGCTTGAACAGCTGGGACACGTCGTTCTGGCAATGTGTCAGACGGAAGTCAATGAGAGCAGGGTCATAATACTTCTCAGTGAGGTTTACCTTCTCAGCGGAAGAGTTGGGAGTACATCCCGAAGATGCTTTTCCGACTGCTCCCAGCAGGCCGAAAATAGGGATTTGGGTTTTCATCTGAATGCCCGTCCTTACGTCGTGGGCTCTGCTGAGCAGCGGTTTGTTATAAACCTGCTCAAACACAACTTCAGAAACTGTTAACGCCTCCTGTGGACTCAGCGTTAAGTCAGCGGTGTCAATGAGTGATGCCATTATTTGCTTGATTTAAAGGGTTTGCGTACTATCTCGCCATCGGGCGGTGCGGGAGGCTGCGGCTTGAATCCCTGGATGTCAGAGGTGATCTGAGCCTTGAATGCCTCGAGGTCATCCTTCACGGCCTTGAGAGCGTCCTGCGCCTCGGTGAGCTGTGCCTTCAGGTTCTCGTTCTCTGCCTTGAGAGCAGCGGCAGCGGGATCTTCTTTTTCTTCCTCTGCCGGAGGTTTGATCTCGGTAACCTTGCCGCCTACAAAGACGTACACGGTGCCGTCGGGCATAGTGTATTCACCCTCGGCGGGCTTGCCGTCAACAGTGGCGGGGCTACCTACAGCGATCTCGCTTGCTTCTTTGATATCCTCTCCGAAGTCAAGGTTCTGGTCGTCGGCAGTCTTTACGACAAGGGCCTGGATCAGCCCCTGTTTGCGAAAGATGCCCATGATTTTGTCGAAGATGCTCTTGTGACCATCGTCAACTTTCTTGTTCAATTCTTCTATATTCATAATGGGTTTTAATGATGCGACTGCTTTGATCTGACTTACCTTCACCGTGGCAAAGCCTTTCGTGATAGCGTCGTCAGCGGTCAGGTAGGTTTCCTCTTTCATCATTGCCGTGATGTCCTCGACCGTTGTGCCGGTCACGGAGGCGTAGAACTGGGCCAGCTTGTCCTCTTCTTTCTTCAGCTGCTCGGCATACTTCTGCACGTCAGCAGCATCGCCACCGGCAAAGCCCCACGGGTTATGAATCATGAGCTGTGAGTTCTCGGTGATACGCCTTTCAGAACCGGCAAGAAACGGGACCGTGGCAATGGAGGCAACAAGCCCTTCAGCCTGTGTGATGATAGTCTTGCCCGTGGCTTTGATGATATCATGGATAGCCCACCCCTCAAACACATCACCGCCCATTGAATTGATATGAACTATCAGGGTGTCTGCGTCTTTGTTGTCGGTAAGCTGCTTATTGATATCTTTGAGGTTGACCGCCCCGTACTTTGGGGCTTCTTCGTCCTGCCAGGGGATGATTTGACCGTAGATAAAAATGTGTCCTTCCATATTACTTTGTCGTAGTTCAAATACGACGTTGTTTTACATTGACAAAAATACGTCATGACTATTGCGAAATCCATAGCAAATACCTATCTTTGTCCAAGTCTGGACAAAAGCAATGAGCGACAATAAAGAAGAGCCTGATTTTCAGTCGTTACTCGAAGGGGTGACAATAGAGATAAGAAACTACCGGGACAACATCAAAGATTCCCGACGGGCACTGCGGGGCTGCGCAAAGGATGAGCGCCGGATGTACCGCAATGTCATCAAATACAATCGCAAACAACTGAGGGAGGCAAAAAGCAAACGCCGTTTTATAGAGGCGCAGGCTTCATCGACATGGTGGATATGGATGATCGCCATTGCCCTATGTGTTGCCCTGATGATTGTCTTCCCGGACGCCTCACTTGCCCTGATCTTCGCCCCACTGTGGGTTACGTTGGCCATTGGCCTTGTTGTGGTTTTATTCCTGAGTAAGAAATGAAGAAACTGATCTTTGCCTTAGCTGTTCTATGTCTGTCATGCGATAGTGCATTCATGTGTAATGAGCCCGACCCGAAGCCTCCTTATGGCACACCGGATGATATGTCCGTTTACAACGGCTCTGATGGCTACAGGTCTATAACATACACATACTTTTGCCGTAATGGGCAGTATGTTGCCGTCACCTACACGAGAGATGACGCTTGTAGTACATTTTTAAGAGACGATTTCACCACCTCCGGTATCTGCAAATGATCTACACCCCTGATGAATATGCAAAAATTTATCCCTTTGGAGGCGTGTTTCTCTCTGCCCGCAGCATCAGACGCCGCTGCCGGACTGGTAGATTACCCAAAGGCCACATCGCTCACAAGAAATCAGGGGGCTGGATTATTGAAGTATTGCAGTTTTCAAGTATGACAAAAGGGTTCAACATCGTTCTGACCCCCAAAAAAGAGACTGTTTAAACTAAAACAAATAAGGATATGAAATGGATGTTAGTTGTTGGAATGTTCATGGCGATTGCTGGGATTATATTTATCCCACTTAGTATTAAGATGGGAAAGGTTTTTAGGGATTTTAAGTATCTTGCATATACCGAAGAAGAAAGAGATGAAATTTCCAAATCAATAGAGGCGTCCGTTCGTGATTTAGGGGAATGTTATAAAAACGAAATTGAACGATTATCGGAAAGCTCTAAAGTTCCCCCGCCTGCTTAACCTGCACTTTCCTCTGGTCAACATACTGAAAATCCTCAAGTACAAGCACTGTCTGTGGCTGTGAGACATTGGTGACATAGGTTGTCGATGGCACTCCGGTCATCTGTGAGTTACCGCCTGCTCCGGCTATCCTGGAGATAGAAGCATCAGCACCACCGGAGCCACCTTTACCCGCTTTCATGATATTACGGACAGCAGCAATACCCGTTGCAATGGCCGATGCCGCAGCGATGCCTTTTAGGATAGGACCGCCGGGCGTATCAGCATACGCTGACATTGCCCCTTTGTAGGTGTTGATAACCGTCTGCGTAATTGCGGCAGCTTTCCCCAACTTTGTTTCTTCTCCAAAGAGTTGAGCGAGTGAACCGGCAAAACCGGCAACTATATCGAGCTTCGCTTTTTGCTTTTCACGCTCAACCTGTTTCTCAATAGCAGCAAACTTCTTTGTGATGAGAGAAACGTCCGCCCCGGTCTTGAGTGCTGCCTGAATCTCCGCCTCCTGTTCACGGGCAAGCAGGTCAAGCTCTGCCTGGAACCGGTCGTTCATCTCTACCTCACGGGCGATCCTTCTGTTGTCAGCATCAATAAACGCTTTCTCTGCACGGAAGGCGGCAAGCTCATCATCCCACTGTTTCTGCTTTGCGATCTCTGCAAGCCTGAGGGCTTCCTTCTCTTCGATCTTCTTACGCTCAAGCTCAACCTCGGCCAGCATCTCTGCCTCGGCCATCTTGTACTGCTCATCGTAATACTTCCGGATGACCTCGTTCTCTTCGGCCAGCTGCTTCTCTCTCTCGGTCATCTCCTTCTTGAGAAGGCCGGAGATCTGCGAAGCCATCTCTTTCTTTTGCATGGAAGCCTGACCCTCGAGGTCGATGTACTGGGCGATTAGTTCGTTTACCCTCTTGCGGTCCTCGTTTGTAGAATTACTTAGTCCTATCTCTTCGAGGGTTATCTGCTTGCCTTCATTGCGTACCTGGTTCAATCTCTCCTGAACCTTGATGAGATCCGTCGTGCCGAGTTCGTTTGCTATCTTCGTAAGCAGAACATTCTGTTGATCCTTGGCCTCTTCCTCGATCAACCGGTTTGCCCGCTGCATCAAAGTGATCCTTTCGGCCTCGGTCTTATTCTGGTCAGCGGCCAGCTCCCTCAGTCTGTTGATCTCCGTCTTGCGGGCAGCAGATATCACAAGCAGATCAATCTCTTTGTCCTCAAGCTGCTCAAGCATACCTCTTAACTCACCTGCAAGCCTTACGTCCCTTGCGATCTCGTCACCTATCCCGGCAAAGGTACCCTTGAGGTCTTTCAGCTTCTGCTCCCCGCTGAACACCTTGGCAAGGCCTAAAGCGAAGTTCTCAATGCGATCCTTCAGCACATCAATAACAGCTTTGATCTGGTCAAACTTCTTCTTCAGCCGGTCACCGCCTTCCTCGGTTCCCTTGAATGCTTCAACCAGCCCCACAACAGCCCCGACGATGGCAGCAATAGCCAAAACAACAGGGTTAGCAATGAACATCTTTGCAGCTGCACCCGCAGCCTGAAAGCCTGAAGCGGTACTTTTCAGTGAGGCCGGAAGCAGATCAAGGGCAGACTTGTAGTTACCGATGTTCATCTTCTGCTGAATGGCAGCATCGGAGTTTTGTTTGATAAACTCAGTGTTCTTATTGATCTGCGCAATGTACTCTTTCTGTGTTTTCTGCCCCTCCTTAGTGGTCAGATCGAGGTTACGCAGTGACGCACGGAGCTTTTTGTTCTCTGCATCGAGCTTTTGAATCGTTCCTAACTCTTCGTTTTTGGCAGAGATAGCACCCTCAAGTACCCTCTGATTGTTCTTATACTCTGTCTGAAGCCCTGAGACTGCTGTCTTGTTAGCCTCAATAGCCTTGGCATTCTCCTTATACTGGTCCGTATCCTTCCGGTTGCCCTGACGCAGCACCTCCTGAGTGGCCTCAAGCAGCTTGGTTTCCTCATTGAGTTCACGCATTCTCTCTTTCAGGTTTGCCTGCGCCTCAAGCACGTCCTTGTAGCCTATCTCAAGCTCGGCGATCTTTATTTTGTCAGGTGTTGCCATTATAGTATTACTTCATAGTTTGCAGATGATACCCCGTAAGTGCCTGCTTCATATCCTACCTTAAAGGTGAAGTCGGTATCCGGCAGCTCAAGAACCGTTAATCCGGTAATGTCAATGAACTCCGTGGTCACCATCGGGGGTAGCGTCAAATCTTTATACCCGCTTCTCACCCTCGACGCCCCGTTGTAGATTGCCCAGAACAACCGCCGCAAGCCACCGTGAACACTCATCACCTCGACAGAAGGAGCAGGGCTAAAGGCTTCAAGGTAAGTCTGAGTGCCGATAGTGTCAACGCTCACAAGCAACATCTCATCCATCCTGCAGGTGACAAGCTCTACCTTTGTGCCGAAGGTGATAGTGATAAGGTTATTGGCAAACACCTCTCCATCCATTGTGACGGTTATCACGTCATCACCGCTGCCTGATGTCTTGTCAATCAGCACCCCGCCTATTGGAGTACCGCTTACAGCGGCTGTCCATGCTACGGTTGAAGTGATAACTATCTGCTGCGTCTGCCCGGTATAGGTGAATTTCAATGCGTTTGTTGACACGGAATACCCGCCTTCGCCCCATCTTACAACCTGGCACTTGGCAGGCTTGCCGGTATCGGGATCAAAGCCCGTGATTTTATTCAGGTAGAACAGTCCTCCAAGCTCATTGATCCTCACCAGTAGCCACGGGCGGAGCTTGCTTAAAGTGTAATGGTCAATAAACACCTCCGCATCATAGCACTCACCGATTGATGACATCATTTGAAACGGTGCCCAGTAGCCGGAGAAGTTAAAATGTGTCAGCACTTTCAGAAGTATGTCTGTCTCTGTGTCAGTGCCGTGGGTTATGGTTGTGTAATCAGGATCGCCGCTGTCATAAAGCAGCATCGGAGCAGTAGCCAGCGCCCCGTTGCCGTTAAAGTCCGTGTTAAAGAAGTTCTTTGAGTATTGATTCACCCACAGCTGGCCGGGCAACATCAGGTCAAGGGTCAGCAGTTCCTTCTCTACCGCGGGCTTCACCGGGGCAGTAACGGTCATGCGCCCGTACTCTTTCGGCAGGTTGTCCGTGTTGTTGTATCCGATATAGTTGACTGACCCCTGACCGGGTATGGCAAAGTATTTCTTTTCCTTGCGCACCTTCCCCGAAAGATTAACCGCCCCGGCAGATGAGATGTTTGCAAGTGGCACAAGGGTTATCTCTGTCCGGTCCTGGTACACGGCAGCACAGAACAGTTGAGCGATAGCCTTGATGAAGTCCCATGACGTTCTGCCCCCGAAGGTGACAAGCTGCGAGCGGTCAACCACCTGCCCATTAATAAGCCTCTGCCCGGAAGCAAGTTCAAGGGTCCATGCCGCACCGTCATACAGCACCCAGTTCCAGCACGGCATATAAAGTTTCTCAAGGTCTGCCCAAAGGGTTGATGCTGTCACATCGATCAGAGCGTCACCTTCCCATACCTTCATCGTTAACACATCCTCGGCTATCATCTGCGTGATTATGGCCGCAGCAGACAGCCATACCTCGTGAGTGTGCCCGTTGGCTACCGAGTAAATGGTCCATATTGAAGAAGTGATTGTCCCCTCGAGCGTCCGGGGTAAGATGAATCCGGGGTTTATCCCTGCGTCACTCCCCGCCCGTAGGCTCTCAATAGCATCGGCATAGTCGGCATAGGTGAAAGTAGCTGCACAATCGGCAATGATCTCATCCAAAGTATAGTCCTCAATGGCCTCGATGTACCTGTTCCGGCCGGTTATCGTTCCCTGGTATCCGTCTTTCGTGGAAGAAAGGACTTTTAATGTGCCGCCTCTTATGAACCTCAGAGGACCAAGCCACAGATCCACGTCCTGAACATTGCGCACGGAAGATAGATCAGCACCCACAACGTCACCGAAACCCATCAATGACTTGTTCTTTGGAGTGAATGGCAGGGTCAGAGACGAAGTGTAAGGGCTGTATTTCTTGCCCGGGTCTGAGAGGTTAAGATATTCCCAGTTGATTGCAATGGGAGCCTCGGAGATATCCGCCTGCCGTCCGTCTATGAGTATCCGCTTCATCAGAACCTCACGTTAAAGGTTTCAGGAAGAGTCAGCTCTACATTGAACGTCGCCCGTGCCCTGTCGCTTCGGAAACTCCCGCCTCCGCTTACCTCACACTCGACCCATGAAGCAGAGCTATCGGCGTCACCGTCGGCACCGACAAACAGATACACATGACGTGAAGAGTAGAGCGACTGAATCAGCGGCCAGTATGTTGAGTCTGCCTTTGTGGATATGGTCACCTTGCGGCTTTCGTCGTAGCCTAAGATTTCTTTCAGGCTGTTGGCGTTGACCATTGTTGTTCTGAAGATATCAATCTCTCCTCTCTTCTTTGCGGAGATATCCGTGAGCTTGCTTCCGTTAAAGGGGAACGACACATAGCCGAGCAGGGGGTGCTGCCACATTACGGGGATCACACTTGCGCAGTCGGGGTCGAAGTATATCACTATGCTCTTGGATCCCGAAGGAGTGGTAACCGTGATAAGATTGGCACCTTTGTCAAGGTAAACAGAAGTCTTAGCGAACTTGAACTGGAAGTACCCTGCTGTGGGAGAGCCGGAGTAAATGGTCGTTGATCCCGTCCCGGAAAGAGTTGAATCAACCGTCACCGTGTCGTCGGCTGTTACTGTCGTGCTATCTGCGGTATAAGCACCCGATCCTCCGGCAGTACCCTTGGTAATTGACAAAGCACCGCCGGGATGCCAGAAGAATATCGCATTGTATGTGTTCTTTGACCACTTCAGATTTTGCAGGGCCGACACGTTCTCAACATTAGTCAGCCGAAAGCCCCCTGCATACGGCATCTGATTGGCGAGGTACAGCCAGTAGTTCGCAATGCTGCCTGTCTGCTGATTGGCTGTGCCCCTCTCAAAGTAGATATCAATCTCCAATGACCGGAAATACTCATCAAACTTCTGCAACAGGTTCCCGTTAATGAATTCCAGATCGTCAGGATAGTTCCCTCCGTCGAAAGACCTTAGCAGGTAAGGCATGACATCAGACAGATCGACGGCGAAGTAATGGACCGAGCTGGCCGTCTCGAGGTGAACAGCGTCAAAGGTCACATCTTCGGTGGTGCCGTCAAAGACTATCTCTGCCGAGGGATTGGTCACAGCGGCCGCACCGGACACGGAGAAGTAAAGAACAGGCCGCATGAAGGGGGAGAGCAGCGCACCGGCTGTGGACATCTCATTGAGGATAACTATAGCCATATCATTATTTTCTGAATAACCTTTCTACTTCTGTAACTGTCGCAAAAATGAAGTGATCGGCCAGCTGTGCGACCAGTCCGTCAAACCACTCGTTTGTCACCACATCCTCCACCACGTCGCCGGGGTTGTAACGGTTCGGAACTTGTATTCCCTCTCTCACAATCTTCCACGCTGCAGCGTAAGGATTCACGTCAATGCCCTTGTCCTTCACCCACTGCTCAAGAATGTGACCCAAGCTCCGGGCCTGCTTCGCTGTCTTTTGCTTGTTGGGGTTTCTACCCAACTCCATGTACTGAACATGATGCTCCGATAGCATGAACGCCTTTATAGTCTTACCGTCATCACTCACCTCATAAGTCAGCCCCTTGGCATAACGCCCGGAAGCCT